CTATATCTGTACCACCGCCTGCAGGGGTTTCTAAACATGTCATTGTGACTCCAAAAACAGTACCTTGGTTTACAGTAGTAACTTGACCAATGTAAGCAACTCCATCGCCGTCTTTACCAATAATGTCACCTGCTGTTCCACCATCTCTTAAACCTGTTAAATCAATCATAATTTTTGTTTTAACAATGTTTACATTTGTGTCTGTATCGCTTTTAAGACGTTCTACTTGTGTTACATAAATTGCTGCTGTGCCTTCTATACCTGCACTGCCTACAGCTTCTGCTGACATTTTACTGCCACTTGTTACTGTCACAACGCCAGTTGTAGCGTTTTTTGTAATAGTCTCAAAACCATTTTCGGACCTAACTGGACCGCTAAATGTTGAATTTGCCATAATTTCCTCCTAAGGAAATAAGTCCTATCATCTTGGCTTGTCTGCTAGGTCAGTTGATAGAACAAGTTAATTAATCCTAGTCTATTGATTGTATATTATTTTTAGGAATAAAAAAAGGGAGCCGAAGCTCCCTTAGTTGGTTATAAAAAGCTGTTAAGCTCCTTGTGAACCAAATACTCCACGCCAGTTTGAGACACCAAATGAATATCTTTCTCTAGCTCTGTACCTAATGTTACCTGTAGAAAACTCAGGTTCCATTGTAGTTTCCATTCCTGTTCTGTTGAACATTTTTAGTCCTTCACCGTCTGAATTAACCGATGTCATAATGAAATATGCATCAGGGTCATTTAGATAATGATTTACTGAGAAACCGTTAGGTATAGAAGACTGATTTTTAATCGAGTTAAGGTCATTATCTGATGTTGACACTCTTCCTGATGTATTTAAAAGTCTATCAGCCACAAAAGTTAATTGTGGTGGAACGATTAATTTATCAGGTCTAACTGCAATAGTTAGATTTCTGTCATCAACAAATGTTGATATATCGATTATGTTATCTTCTAAAGAAGTTTCATTCAAGTCAGCCATTGTTGCAGCTCTATTACGCGCTGTTCCACCACCCGCTAAAGGGTGAGCTGTGGATATCAATTGCTGTCCGTCTCCAATGGCAAAATTGGCATCAAATGCATTGTTTAATACGTTTGCTCCTTTTACTTCCTTGGTATGTTGCATTGAACGAGCCAATGCTTTTGTATATCTTCTTCCTAATTGGTCATACAGGTTATCTTCAATAGCTTCTTCAGTTAGTGAGAAAGCAAGAGCCACAGTTTCGTGTGTATATCTTGCAGTGTAACCTTCTGAAGCGTTATCAAAGCTAACGCCTGCACCTTCTTCTTTGACAGGAGCTGCACCAAATCCAACTACAAGCACTTCTTCTTCAAAGGCTCTTTCAGAGTCTTCTATAGAATAAAGTTCTTTGTATTCTTCTTTGTTTTCGTCATATTCAAGTCCAAAGAGTGCGTTTAGACCGGGTTCTAATTCTTTCGCTAATTGCGACCTACTTATAGCCATCTAATTACTCCTTACGCTAAACCTGCGCCTTTTTGACCGCAGATGTGATTTTGAATAACAACTAAGACATTAGTGTTTGCTGAAGCGACATCTGAGTTATCAGGGTCTTGACTAACGTCAATTGCTTTCAGTGGCAAACTTGCTGTAGTTGCACCTGTTGTGACATCTAATTCTGCGCCTGAAATACCTGTGTAGGTGCTTCCTGCGTTTGTGTAAACAATGTCAAAGTTACCAAGCAAGTCAGCCACCGGGAAGGTGTCATCAGCTTGTATTTCAAAGACCGTATTAGGGTCATCGTGTATAAAAGCAATTATGTCTGAAGCATTTGTGCTTGCAGGGTAATAATTACTAAATTTTTGCTCTTGTGTTGTTGGGTCTGTGTACATACAACCGTTGAATACTCCAACTATAGGAACAGTTCCACCGTCAGCGTGTATTTCTACACCGCCTCCAGTTACCTGCATAACCAAGTCTCCTTGAAAAATGCTAGTTCCGTAGTTAGCAGCAATTCTATAACGGCTTTGTCCGCCTGAATAGGGTGAGCCACCCATCATTCTTACAGGCTTTAGACCAAATGAAGCGTCTTTATTCGCCATAATTTATCTACCTTTTTTTACCAAATGATACTTTAGATTGTCTATCAGAATTATATTTAACGTATCTATTATTGCCTTGCATTTCATTAAACATTGTATTGTCAAGAGCTTCATTCTGTTGAATGTTTCTATCTTTATAATGTTTATTTCTTTCGGCAATAGTTTCTACTGGTATTTTTGCTAATATCAATCCACCTACTGATATGACTCCTGCGTGTCTTCCATGCTCAATAGTAGGTAAAGGGAAATCAGGCATTTCATCCTCACGGACAAACTCCCATCCTTCTCTCATTCTAGCAGAAACATTGTTTCTGTCTTCGATTCCTACATACTCTGACCTAATCCATCGGTATTGATATCCCTCAGGGGCAGGTGGAGTTTCAAGCATCCTAGCAGGCTGCCATGGTTTTCTTCTAGCTTTTTTATCGTGTTGCTCTTCGTCACGAGATTCGCGTGTTACATTTTCAATTGCATCTAAATCCATTATTTTGCTCCTTCAATTTTAACTATTTCTTTACCAACACGTTTCAGCCACTCTTGTTGCGTCATTCCGTACGGCTTCAGGTTACTCTTTACTGAAGCATGGTTAGAATTAATCTTAATACCGCTTCTCTTCCCTTGTGTTCCTTGGCGACTTCCAGTGGAAGCAGATGCAACTCTTTGCACAGATGAGTTTGCATCCTTTGAAACGCCATTAGGTTGTTTCCTTAAATCAGGATAAACCTTTGTAAGTCTTTTGTCCAATTCTTCGTAATATTCATTATCAGCACCTTCAAAACCTTCGTTTATTAAGTCTTCATGAATACCCATAGCAGTGTATGTTTTGACTCTATCCTTTTGGAACCAGTCATTATTTGTCTGCCATTCAACCGCTTTAGAATCAGGTTGAGGCTTTGCATACGTTATTGGTTGTTGGCTTTGAATATTTTGTGGAACATTTTGAAATGTTTGTTGCTCTTGGGCTTGTAATTGCACCTTAGCCAACCTTACTCTTTCTTCTTCCAGTGATACTTTGTTCAAAAGCTCAACACTTTTTACTTCTAAGTCAGGGTCATTAGTTTCCCTTGCTTTTCTGTATAAGTCTTCTGCTTGTTGTCTTTGTGATTTAACTCTGTTCTCATATTCTTCGGTATAACTTTTGTCTAGTACACTAGCTCTATTTTTTACCGAAGTATATTCGTTTGACAAGGTATTAAATCGAGATTCATATTCTGATGCTTTCAGCTCTGCCTCTCTTACCTTTTCATTGAGTTTATTTATTCTTTTTGATACACCTCTAGTGTACTTATCAAGTTCATCGTCACCACCTGAGTTGGCTTCGTTAGTATTAGTTTCATCCTCGGAGACTGGTGTATCGAACACGTCTACGGTTATTTCTTCTTCTACTTGAACCTGATTTTCATTATTAATTTCTTCCATATAATTTCTCCTTATACTGAAACAATGTCGTCAGGGTTTAAAATAGTGGCTATAACTTCGTCATCATTAATAATTCTGACTTCGCTTTCATCAGCCAACCTAAACCTAGAACCTGCATATCTACCAATCATTATCCATTCACCTTTACTGCACCATGGAGACGCAAATCTTTTCTTGTCTTTATAGCAGTCAGGACCCATGGCTACGACATAGGCAACAACAGTTGCTAGGGTTTCTCTATCAATGGTTTCCTTTACTAATTGGATTCCACCTTCTGATACTCCCTTACCCTTGTAAGGCAATACCATTAAACGCCAACCTGTAGGTTGAGGCATCCTTTCGAGAATGTTTTTGTCTAAAAGACTTGGGTCTAATACCCTTTTATCTTCTTCAACAAAAGCTTTATCTAAATTAATAGTTTCTTCCTCTTCTTTCTCAATTTTTTTCGTTGAGTCACTATCCATCAATCTCTCCTTTTTCATGTAAGTGTTCTTTTATCTTATCATGAATATAGGATAATGCAGATATTTCTCCCATTAAAAATTGATATTTTTCCATATCTTTTATGCCACCTGACATCAAGATATCTTTAATTTGCTCCTCTCTTTCATTCAAATCTTTCCGAAGCGCATGAATAAAATCATACATATCCATAGTTTAGAATACTCCGTTAAACTTGTTTCCTCTTAAGGCAGCTCCTTTGCCTCTGCTTACGCCTTTGCCATAACCGGGCTTGTGAGGTGCATCTACCTTAACTTTTTTTGGTTGCGATAAAGGTATGCTTCCTTGACCTTTTATTTTTATGGAAGTTTTTGCTTTCATTATTTGCTCCTATTTAGCTTTTTTTGTTGTTTTTTTCTTAGCTACAGTTTTCTTAGCTACACTTTTTTTAGCTACAGTTTTCTTAGCTACACTTTTCTTTGGTGCTTTGCTATCTTTGTACGCTTCGTTGACATCAGGTGTTGAAGGGTCGTCAGAAATATAGTGTCCTTTCTTATCTCTTGCCCTTACTACTTGTTCTATCTCTTCAGCATTTATTTCTTGCACTTGCTTCAATATGGTTTCAGCATTTTGCATCTTTAATATAGCTATTTTATCTTCAGCTTTTTTTTCTTTTATTACGTTTACTATCTTTTCATTTATTGAACTTGTCATTTATTCATCCTCGCTTGTAGGTCCATTAATTTTAACTCAGCTTGTTGCTGCAATCTTTGTTTAGCAATATCATTTTTTTCATTGCCAACCAAAGCTTGTTGGTCAGCTTTTTGTTGTTGTAATTGAAGCTCAGTTCCTCTTTCCATGGCATCTTGTTGTTCTTTAGCCACAAATTGCTCATTCTTCATATCAATCTCTTTATCACGCAATCCTAGCTCTTGCTGTCTGATTGCAACAAGTGGGTCTTGTTGTTGTGGAGGTTGAACTGAAGATAAGAATTCATTAGACAGTTTAGCTAATATAGGCGAGCTATACGTTTCTAAAACAGACTGTATCTGTAACTGCATGTCTTGCTGTGCTTGTGGGTCAAGTTGCTGTGCCTGCTGTATGGATTCTTGTATTTGTTGTTGTATTTCAGGAGGTAATTGTTGTTCAGCCTGCTGTGTAGCAATAAACTGTAGATGTTGCATAGCATGAGCAATAATTACAGATTGTAGCTGTGGGTTCATTTGTACTGCTTGAGTCAAGAATAATGACTTATGTGCATCAACATGTGCCTCATGGTTCTGTTCAGGAAAAGCCTGAGCAGGCATACCTTGTAATAAACCTGAATTTTCAGTACCTACATCCATTGGCTTAGGTGTATTGTCAGCAGGTGGTGTGAGTAATGTTTCTATGTTATCTACACCCAAAGCTGCATACATTCTTCTGTATGCCTCGTATATACCCTGTGGTCCATGTAATTCAGGGTTTGATTGAACCATAGTTAATAGCTCTTGAGCCATAATAACTCTTTGGCTCATAGAGAAAATGTTTGGGTCTGATACGGGTATTACATCTACTTTTTTATCAAAGTCTTCAATCTTTATTTCTTTAGCACCGCTTCCTGTTTCGTATGGGTAAACAGGTGGTAAAAACTCTTGGAATACTTTTGCTAATATTTTAAATTCACTTTTTTGTGCATAGTGTAATCTTTTGTGGATTGCACTCATTACTTTAGTGCCTTTCTCTAGCAATGCAACGGTTGTACCTACAGGCATGGCAGCATTGCTGTCACCAATATTCATGTCAGCTATAGAAGCAAATCTTTTGCCTGATTCAACCAATAAGCCAAGTAAGTTAAATAAAACTCCACTTGGTTCCTTGTAAGGTAATGGCATTAAAGAATCTTTTAATGCTCCACCGGGGGCATCTACATCTCTAAACTCACCCGGTTGTAAGGGTGATGCCTCGTCTCTAATTCTAATGCCTCTAGCTTTAAAACCTGCTGGTAAATTACTTAAAGTACCCGCATCAATTAATTGTCTCAATATAGACGTAGATGCCTTAGATAAGCCACCAATCATGTGTGATAAACCTAATCCATAAAATCCTAATCCCGGTAAAAACTTGTATTGAACAAAATAATTAATCTTGTTTCTCATCGGGTCTTCAGGCTCGTAATTTCTTCTTATGGCTAATATTTTCTGCGATGAATCATCTATTGTAATGATGTAAGGTATTTTTAAACCTGTTGGCTCGCCTTCATCATTCAAATCCTCAAAGCCTTCTATTTCTGCAACTGTATGTATTTCATAAAGTCTTCTTTGTTCATCACCTGTATAGTCAGGCTCAACACCTTGTATTTTGTCTATTTCTTTAGAAATGCTGTCACGAACAATAGTCTCACTATCTTTCAAATCAACGTCAGCATAGAATCCATTTATTTGTAATTTTCTTACTTCGTTGCCACTCATAGACACCACATGTGTCACACGTTCTGCTCCTAGTAAGTCAGTTGCTTCATAAGGAACCAATAAGTCTTCAGCAGGTACAAATTTTGATACAGGTCTGTTTTTAGCTGCATCG